TTTTTTTTGGAGGGAATATAGCAACGCGCTATATTCCACTTAGGGTAGTACCCGTCCAGCATGGCTTAACCCATGCACTCACATTGTGAGGTTAAACCTGGTGCGTTACAGCATCCAGGGACCGAGGTTGTACCAATCTCTAACCAAGAGATTGGCCATCTTCACGGACGTTCTGCTCCTAGGTATATATCTGCCATCGGCAGGTATCTCCATCGGGCGTGCCAAAAAGAGAGAGCTTGTGTAACCAAAACTCGTCTCCTTATAGGCAATGTGTAGAGGCACCCTTATCATAGCTCTGACGCGATAGCCTTCCCAACCGTCCCTAGGGACTGATGGTGAGGCCTCGTCAAAGTTACCGATAAGGCCGACATCCCCAAAGCCCTCAGGAATAAAATTCCTGAAGGCCATGGGTATTTGTCGGACTATGAGCGACCATGCAGCTAGAAGATCCCCGTCGCAACCAAGTCCAACAAGGTTGCGATGAGAAATTCTCCTAACTGAATTAGCCACTCGATAAAGTGCTTCAACATTGTCTATTCTTTCCTTTAAAAAGAAAGGGCGAACGTCTGTACCAAGAAAGTAGTCCTTACCACAAGATTCACGGAAAGGCCCGTCGAAATAAGATTTCTTCAGGTTGACTGTGAATCCGCAGTATGAAAGGACTCGAAGGAGAAGGTCAACAGCATATGAAGGGACGATTAAGTCGTCTCCATATACGGAAACGGTGTTTAAAACACCGTCTCCATGTTCCTCTCTCAGCTGATCAACACACGCTCGTGAGAGCGCGTAGAAGATCAGGGACTCTAACTCGAAGGTGTAAGCATTCCCCATCGAACTGAACTTCTGAAACCAGACGGTTTCATTAGTCAGTTTTATGGTACCTTGCTCGCACCGACAAGTACTGAGCAGCTCGAACCACTCATCGCTGAGGAGTTCGCGCACAAGTTCCCTTGCAATTGTGTCGCTCGCCATTGATAAATCAATGGTAGCTAACTCATTTGTTCGGGACCCGTACTGAGCTAGTGACTGGTTAATCGATTGATCATTCAAATCGACGCCAGCTCTCTCCCGAAGACGTTTTCGAATGTAGCGACCGAAACCTTTCTGGACGTAACCGTTCAAAGAGGGCTCGATTGCTATCACTCGATCGGTCTTCGCATTCTTTGGTACGAAGATTATCTCGCTACCTGTCACCGTCTCGAAAGTGGTTTTTAAGACACTCACGGGCACGGAAGGGAATTCGCCAGTTTTACATATGGCGTTTGCCCAGGAGGGGCTGCTATTTACAACAGCCGCCCCCATCGCGAGACAGTTGCGTGTTACATCCAGAGGTCCTGAGAACTTGTTGTAGACGGAAGTGTGCTGACCCCTAACGCCAATACTGGCGCCGGGGCCCCACCCAAAGTGTTTTGAAATCGAATCAACATCGGCTTCCCCGAGTATACGAGTGATTTTCCGCTGGGCCATCGTTATGACGGCCTGTACAGCGGGGTCAACGGGTTCAACCCCGCGACCCTCTCGTAGTCGACGGAACCGGGCGTTCGTTTCAAGACACACCCTTTCAGCATCGTAAAAAGACTGAAGAGCAACCTGCGAGCGGTCAATACCGGTGTCGAAGTAAGGATACTTCGACAACAGTTTAACAGCTTGATAGGCTGATCGAAAGTCTTCTAGAGAAGAAAAGTCAGAGGGTTTAATCTCTGACTCAACGACTCCCTTGTAATCGCCGTAGCGCAACTTAATGGCTATGGAGAGGGCAACTGGATGGTCCAGCCCCTCAAGGATTGCGAGGGCAATGCTGACGGTCTTATCAGGCGTCTTGAGACGTTGTGATAGACCGGGTCGCTTCACGCGATTTTGGAGCCTCATGGTCTCCGGCTTCATGGGTTTTCCTCATGAAAAAGACAGCTCGGACTGTCAGGGACGATAGCTTCGCTGCCAGGCTAAACCTGGTGACAAAGCTGACGAATTTCCGCACTTCGGTTAGAAGTACGGGGCGTCGTAGTCCTGGACTGCGGCGGTCATCAACGACTCGTTCAACAGGTCGCGCGCCATGGTGAGCAGATCCTTCCTCTCTTGGAGGGCAGACCGCTCATGCAAGGTGAACGTCAGGTCGAGCGTGTTGTTGTAGGCCACCGTCGGAGCTGGCTGGATGCCGGTGGAGGTAGAGGGGCTGGTAACCTCAAGAATGGGGTTGACCAGCTTGACTTGCACCTTCGTCGTCTTCGCGTTCTTGCTCGGCAGACGGGTGGAGATGGTAAGTTGGCCGTAGCCGGCGACAATGCCGCCGCCACGGTAATCCCAACGATACACATCCCCGTCCTGCTTTGCCGGGTTGAAAACACGATTGACGGGCGTTGTCGCGCCGTCGGTCAGGGTGATGGCTAGTTGTTGTGCCATGAAACTCACTTAGTGGGTTTCGGTAGAACGGCTGTCCTACCGGGAAACTGAGTTCTTTCGAGAACCCAGAAAAACGGACTGCAAAAGTGCAATCGCACTGGCAGCATGTGCAAAAGAGCGCGGATCCTTGAATTGAGGGAAGGATTGAGAGGGAAAGGAGCTTAACAGACTACGGGTTTTCCCGTAGGCTGAGAATCTCCCAGACCCATTAATCCCACCACATTCGAGTCTCTTGCCGCTTTGCACAGATCCCGGTCCCGGGACTAACTTACCAGTGTTTTCGACAGATCTTGTCTGCGTTAGCGTCCCACCCGCAAACTCCAGCCCATTATAGGCTGAGAGGTTCTCGAGGAAGCTGCCAATTGGTAGAAACCAATCCGCGACAAAACTGAACGGTACCACTTCCCAAGCAACCTGAAGGGGATTCATCATCCCAAACACGTTGCCTACGTTGTGAGCACCGTCTCGGATCCTGTACCTTACGGTATAGGATGCGCCGTTAATAATTTCAATGATGTTTTGGCTTTTCCAAAGGCCATCACCAGAGACGTTACTAGCGACGTAAACCGTCCGTATCCGTTTGGAAGCTTTCGCTTCGCGGATAACATATTGTCTTTCGATCAATATCTCAGCGAAATTCTCTGCTTGCGCATAGAAATCACTGAGTAACGGCTTCCAACCGTAGGAGTACTCGAGCCACGTACTTGAGGCAAATTGCCTCATGTCCGAACCTTTCGCACGCTGAATGCGTGTTTGGTTTCCAAAGCCTCGAATCTTCTTGAGTGGAACGGCTATGCCGAGTTCACTCGCGAAGTCTCCTAGTCTTCCTTTACGCAGGGCACGATACGCGTTGACTAGACGCGTAGCGGTGTGAGCCAAGTGGGCAGCAGTTTTATTTGCTTCCGCGAGGCCAACAGCGAGACTGCCCTGTGAGAGATTGACAGAGCTCTGCAACTTGGCAATTGCCATGTTGCGCGGGTCCACACCCGGCCACTTACCGAAATCGTCACCGACGAACATCGAAAAGGCCGATGCTGGACAGTCATAGACGGACCTATCTACTTTACCATTGGTATTGTAGTAAAAAGCCGTTCCTACGGAACGGTTATATAAGGTCCGTTTCTGCTGCCAGTAGTGAGGATGATCAGGAAGCTGCCTTCGTTTCAACTTCTTGAACCCAGGCGTGTTATAGGATTCGATATTGTCATCGATATTCCAGTGTGTAGCAGTTCCGAAGCGACGAGGGGCGAAGTACGTAGGGTTGGAACCATAAAGGTCCCAAACATCAGTAGTCCAACAATCGCCGACGATAGTTACATTCTGGGGTTTCAATTCGATATCTCCTCTTTTAACCTAGGCCTACCCAGGCGCTTTCTCAAGGCACCCGATTGCACTGCTTTTAAGCAGCGGTAGCCAACGGCTACGAAAGAACCCTCAAATCTGAGGGGATTCTTCAGTTTGTACGGCCGAAGTTAAGTCAGAGATGCGAGCAGAAATGATCTCATAAAGAGACACACCGCTAACATCTTCGATTTTAAACCAAGGACCCGAACTAGGAGCGCGATATCCAGACCACGAGTCGCCGCGAGGCGACTGGAGATCCGGATGAAGCAGGACATAGTTCGAGAGTTGGCAGTTACTTTTGAAATTCAAAAGATAACCGTCGAGCGTACACAAGACGATAAGGCGTTTGACCGCATTTTCGTCAGCGAAAGACAATTCATCAGCTTGACGCTGCTTGAACTGCCTCACCAAACTGCGGTGCATATGAAATGCATTCACAGAGGTGTTTCGGTTCCCGGCTTTTACCTTCTGATAGAGCGTGAGCTCTCCCAGTTGGATCGAGACGGAAACCACTTCACCGAAAAGCCGAAGAGGCAAAACGGGGAAGAGACGGTCTAAGATAGCGAAAAGATTCATGAGTGTCTTTCAAACTGGAGGTCCCCA